ATCAATTAGTTGCAAACATTTCTCGTACTTATTTTGTTGGAATAAATGGCTCGATGCCAAAAAATTTCTATTTAGATCCTATCAATAATAAAAAATTTTTGCGTTGGACGGTTGGTTTTTACAGCACAGCGGGAAACGCAGTTCTTGGACCTACTCAAGGAGTTGGTCAAATTGGTAGGTACGTTGTATCCGTTAACCCTTCGGGATATGGTGAAATGGGTAGTGCAACTTTACTTATTGACTCTTATAAAGACTCAAAATTTATAAAATCAACAAATTATATAACTAATAGAGAAGAAAATAGATATGTCTTTTTAGATAATCATGGATACGCAGTAGTTACACCTTTTCCAGACTATGTTCTTTATTATCCTATTAATACAATTCGAACCAACAGATTGCCTGGAAAAATAGCGGAAACATATTCAGAATCCGATTTGAAATTTAATTTATATAATAATGTATTGCCATCTACTCCCGTATTTAGATTTAAAAATAGCGGTATAGCTAGTGGTACTTCATGGGCTAGTGATACTACTATTTCTACTTACACTTTGAGTAGTACATCAGGTGGAACTTATAATGCTAATTATCAAAGCTTAGGCTACGAAACTATTAATTTAAAAAATAGTCAATTTTTAGAATTAAATTTTGGATCTGCAAATGTTAGTTGTGTTGATTTTGATTTGTTTTTTGTGTGTAGTTTCGATAATTTTGCATATACAGCGTTTGATTCTGTGAATGGTAAATTTTCTTATCTTTACGCATCTTTATTTGATTGGTTTAATACAGCAAATACTGAAAATATTACAAAAGATCAATTTGAGACCTTTGAAAATGATCCGTTAATTTATAATCGTTATCTTAAAGAGAATTTACTTTTTAATTATAAAAACGCATGTTTGCAAAATAAAAAAGACGTTGCTATTTCTATGGGTTCAAATGCAAAAAGCCAGCAAATATCTAAACAGTTATATTCGTTGTTGTCGATAAGTAGTGTGAATACGACTACAAATGTGATAACTACAACTACTAATCATAATCTATTAGTTGGAGATACGATTGGATTTGTTGGAGACAGTTTGCCTTTGCCGATAAATATTTATGATATATCCACTCCATATACAAAACAAATTTATTATGTAAAAACTGTGCCAGCCGCAAATACTTTTACAATCTCCAGTTCTTCTGGAGGCGCGACTATAGACTTAACGACTTCAGGCTCAAATACAGTTATTCACAAAATTTCATCTGCAAGTTTGTATCAGCCATTCGTTTTACAAATAAGAAGAGTGCAAAATAAATATTTTTATTTTATAAATAGAAATCAAGTTAATTTTTCTACAGTAAGCGCGACGGAATTACCGTTATTGATTAATAATTTAAATCAAACAACATTAAAGTTAATAAATAGAAGCACAACAATTGGTATCAATTATTTTGATATAAGTTTTTATAATAGAGTATTAAGTGAACAAGAGTTAAATACAGCTTATTCTTTTCTTGTGAATGATTATTTTAGTTTATTTGCTGGTGAGAATGGTGTTAGTAATTTAAATTTAAAATCTTCTGACTTATATAGTTATAGATTACCAAATATTTTTTCAGTGGCAGGAACAGTTTAATATGAATACGTTTTTTAAATTAGACAATTATGTAATTTTAGATCTCTTTGAAATACAATTAGAATCATTTGAGGGCTATTTAAGATTTCATGGATCTAAAAATTTTTCCAAAAACATATCTTTTCAAAATCAAGAATATATATTTATACCATGTGAATTGTCAAATTTAGAGTCGTCTTCGGATGGAAGACAGCCAAAGCCAACATTAAAAATTGCTAACATAAATAATTACATGTCTTATGTTTTAAAAGATAGAGGCGACTTAATTGGTAAAAGTTTCATTAGAAAAAAAATATTAGCAAGAGACTTGGATGTCTCTAATTTTTCAGATGGAATAAACCCTTTTGGAGTTTCTAACTTTAAAACGTATATTTCATATGATGAATTTTTAATTAATTTAAAAAAATCAGAAAATAAAGAATTTATTGAATTAGAGCTTGCCACAAAAATAGATATTCAAAATATCAATATTCCTTCTAGAAAAGTCACAAATGATACTTGTTCTTGGGGATATAGATGCTATGGATGTAATTATGGTAATACAGCGGATTATTCTGGACCTGTAACTACAAATACAACACAAGTTTCAAACACCGCAAATTTAATAGGAAAAATGGTTGGTATGGCAATTGCCGATGAAAATGATAAAGTATTTTTAGCTAACTATAAAACATCATTAAGTAATGAAAATTATGGATTCTCTTCAATAAATTATTCTGGCAAATGGACTGATACATCTACTTATAATAAAGGGGATTCTGTTTATTTGGATTTCATACCAAATATCACAACAAATTTAAAAACTGAATCTATTTCGTCTTTTAATAATAAACCGAATTTATTTTACGTTTGTATAGAAGATAGCGTTTTCAATAAACAACCAGATTTAAATACTGATATTTGGAAACAAGATCAATGTTCAAAAACACTTAAAGGATGCTTATTGAGATTTGAAGATTATGTTTTAAAAAAAGGTGAAGATGGCAGATCTCTACCATTTGGAGGGTTTCCTTCTACTTTCTCACATGATAATAAACGATAAAATTCTTGCTGAAATAAAAAATTATAGCGTAGCAAATTGTCACAAAGAAGTTTGCGGTTTCGTTGTTCTTGAAAAAGACGATTTGTTTTTTATTAAAACAGAAAATAAGCATCCAGATGAGAAAAATTTTTTTCTAGTGTCTCCCAAAGACTATCTGAACATAAAAAACAACCATAAGATTTTATATTTTTTTCATAGCCATATTGATAATGCATTTTTTTCAGAATTAGACATTTTGCAACAAAAATATCATAATATGAATATGTTGTTATACAACGTAAAATCTGAAGAATTTAAAGAAATGAAGTGTAAATAATAATATGGTGAATATAAAATTAAATGGAATTTTTGAAAATTTTATAGATACGGAATGGAATTTGAATGTTTCATCGGTTTTAGAAGCTTTTGAAGCCATAGAAGCTAATTCAAATAAATTGATATCTACATTAGGCGTATTAAATGAGTATATAACTCATTTTATAATTTATGTTGATGGCGAAATGATGCCTCCAGAATATATTAATTCACCTATTTTACACAAAAAATCTAAAATAGAGATTGTTCCTCTTATTTTAGGCGCTGGTACTGAAATATTAATTGGTTTAATATTATTGGCTATTTCGACAGGAATTCAGATGTTAATAACAAAATTATTAACTCCAAAGTCACCTATTGATATTAAAACTGTTTCTAGATTGTTTTCTAGTTACGAAAATGTGTCTTTAAGAAATGTTGCTATTCCAATAGGGTATGGAAGATTAAAAATAGGATCTATTATAATAGCTAATAGTATTAGTTTTGTTATTCGAAATGAAGATAAAAATTCTGAACTTTCAAGCTTTTACAGAGCAATTCAAGAACAAAACTTTGAACGTAGAGACGCTCCTTAATTTTTATGAAAATTTCTGTTGATCCTATAATAAGTACATTTATAAACAATACAAATCAGATAAATCAGACTTTAGAAACTGAATCTAAATATGATGCTATAGATCTTTTATGCGAAGGTCCGATTGAAGGCTTTGTTGATTCTAATGGGAACTCTGTAGATTACATAAACGTTAAAACCAAATCAAATGTTTTGGGCAAAGCTATATATTATAATGATATACCTCTTGTAGATAAAAAAACTAATCTTTATAATTTTTCTCAGTCTTCATTTGCGGTTTCTTTTGGAAATCAATTTAAAAATAATGTATTATTTTCTAGAGCTATCTACACATATAAAAGTAAAATTTATGATTTTTCAAAGGGTTCGTATAAAGTAGCGGGTCTTAATGATGTAAAAGTTGATTTAACAGGTACGGTACTAAGCAACATTGCAACAATCTTTTTTGAGGACGACACAAAAGATACAAAATTTCAAAGTTATATAAAAGCTAAAGATTATGCGTTTACAGTCAGTCATGTTGTTCAAAATAAATATTCTGATTCTTTTGATGTTAATATTAGTTTGGATCAATTGTTTTCGGTGAATAGCGCAGGTACATCAGCTACATCGGCGATTTTTATAATTAATGTTGAAAATAAGTCTAGTAATAAAAATTATTATTTATTTTGTAGTTGTAATTTAGTTGCTAAAGGTGGGGCAATCATGGTTCCGTTCAAAGTTGAATTAGACAGCTCTGACAAACAAAATATAAATTTTCCAGAAATAGTAATAAATATCTATAGTTTATTACCTAAACCTCCTTCTGGTGGTGAAACTCAAATAGAAAGATCTATATCATTAGACTCAGTAATAGAAAATATATCATATCCATTTTCTTTCCCTTATTCTGCTCTTGTTTACAATTCAGTGAGTTCAAGGCATTTTAATAATATTCCAGTTAGATCTTACGATTGCAAGCTTCTAAAAATTAAAGTTCCAGAAAATTATGATGGCGAAGTCAGAGAATATACTAACAATTGGTCGGGTATTTTTAATAAAAATTTAATATGGACTAATAATCCAGCTTGGGTGTTTTATGATCTTTGTTCTAATAGTAGATATGGATTAGGAAAAGGTCAAATAAACGAAATAGATCTAAACAAATGGCAGTTTTTAACTTTATCAAAATTTTGCGATGAACTGGTTAAAACATATTCAAATAGTAAATATAATTCAGATGTATTTTCTTTTGATAATTCGTTATCAATACAAGATTTAAATTATAATTCAATTTCATTTACTGTAGCATCGACAGAAACATTAGAAAAACTGCAAGAAAGATATCCTTTTGGTTCTATAGTGTATTTATATGATTTAAAAAATAAACTTGATGAAGACATAAAATATAATTATAAGAAAATCATTTGTTCTGTCTCTAAGCCAACTAGTACTACAGTCGTTTTAAAACTATGTAATGATTTTGGTCCAAAAAAAATATTAGAACAAGATTTAAAAGGTATATTGTTTACAGAATTAATTAAATATTTAAAATCGAATCCTACAGAAAACGTTGAAGATAAAATTAAAATTTTTATTCTTAAATTTTTTCTTGGTATTACTGGTTTGAATTTGAGTTTTAAATCTCAAGATGTGGATGTCAGTGTGTCGCACATGAGCAAGAAAATATTTGATACATCATTAAACGTAAATAAAGGCTCTTGCGTGGCGAAACATGTTGGTTATAACGAATACTTAGAACCGCGTTTCTCATGCAACGTTCTTATAAATAATGAAAATGAAGGTTTGAAAACATTGACTGATCTTGCTTCTATTTTTAGAGGAATTTTTTATTTTAAAAATGGCTTG